AGAAATGGGGAAGTTTAATAAAAAAATAGAAGCAGAGTTTAATCCACCAAAACAGTGGATATTATCTCGAGCTCTATCCTATCAGAATGATGAGATGGAAGAATCTCCCTTACAGGCAGTAGGCATTAAATGTCCAGCGAGTAAAATAACTTGTAAGAAGGGGTTCAAAACAGACCTTGCAAGTGTTCCACGTGTAATCTGGAATATAATTTCACCTTGGGACATTGCACGAGCAGCAATTATTCACGATCTTCTATATCTCAGAATTCGTCAATATCGTGCAAAACACCCAGAAGATATGATGGGTATTGCTAAAGCAAAAACGGCCGCAGATAAAGTATTTTACATGGCGATGAAAGATGCAAGTCCAGCAGTACCGACTTGGAAAATTAATGCGGCATATACAGCGGTTGTTTGTTTTGGTCGTTGGTCGATTATTCCGAGGGAGGGTGATGATGACCAAGTGTAGAAATTGCGGGCATGAATCTCATTGCGGTACATCTCTAAAAAAACATATTGATCCCAATAATCATCCAGTAGAGGTTTGTAAAAGTTGTAGGTGCGAACAATGCACTAGGCCCGATTGGGGTTAATAATGATAAATCGTAAGCACCCCAAAGATGTGGGGTTAACGTATCTTCAGCATTTAAAATTTGCGTGGAATGAATCTAAGGAAGCATGGTGGATGGGTATTGTTATGTTTGTGCATGGTTTGATTCCTTGGATATGGGATTGGGAATTTAATCAATATTTAGATGATGCGAAGAAAAGAGTTGGGCCACAACACGAGAATAGGAAAAAGAATTAATGTGGTTTTTTCTGATTAGTAGTATCGCTTCTAGTATCTTGGGTAGTGCAGCCGATAGTTGGTTTGCAGACACCAAAGCAGGAAGTTGGTTCTACAAAAAAGTTGATGATGTTGCATCATGGGCTTCGAAGAAGTTGGGATTGAAGGTTTTACAGGATGAAGAAAACTGGAAAGCGAAGTATCCCCACGTTAGTCAAAAGATTGACGAACTTGAAGCCAGAATCAAAAAGTTAGAAAAGGAGACATAAATGATAAGTTCGTGGATTTCAGAAAGAGTAAATGAAGGATCAAGTCATCAAGGAATAATAGTTGCTGCAGCTGCAGTTGCCGTATTATTCTTTGCAGTTCCTTTAACCAAAGTTATTCTTTGGGGCGCCCTTGCATGGGGTGTTTGGTCAATCCTAAAGAAAGGTTAATAATATGGCTGAATTGGAAACAAAGGTCAAGTTACTCGAAAAAGAGATACGAGATCAAGCAAAAATACATGATAGACTTGATGTAGCTATAGAGAAACTTACTGATGTTTCCAATTCGATCCATCGTATGCTCGCAGTTCATGAGGAAAAGATCGCAAGACAAGAAGAAGCGATTTTTGATGCAGAACAGAAAATAGAAGAAAGACGAAGTGAATTACTGGTCAAGATAGACGAATTACACTCACGAATAACCACCAATACTAAAGAAATCATGTCCACCGCTACGGAGCAACATAGACTACAGTGTGATGAGGTTCGTAGAATAAGAGAGGAACTTAGTCAAAGAGTAGGTATCCTAGAGAAGTGGAGATGGATAATTATAGGTGGTTCCATCATTATAGGGTTTATTGCACAAAAATTTATGATAATAGGGAGTTGACAAACCCTCTTATATGATATATGATCTATCTATGAGTTCATATATCGATATAAAATACCTTAATATTATCTCACCACAATTGCAGATGTTTAAGAAGAAGGGTGATGCCCTTTGGAATTTTCGTTGTCCTTACTGTGGAGATTCGCAGAAGTCTCGCACTAAGGCAAGGGGATTCGTATATCGTAAGAAGAATGACTTATTCTACAAGTGTCATAATTGTGCGGTGGGTGCAACTTTAGGGAACCTTATCAAACACATAGACTCAAAAACTCATAAAGACTATATAATGGAACGATACAAAAAAGGGGTCAAATCAAATAACCCTGAGCCGGAGTTCAAATTCAATGCACCTGTGTTCAAGAAAAAAAGTGTCCTCAAAGACCTTAAATCTATCGCAGAACTTGGATCGGATCACCCTGCTCGCAAAATCATTAATAAAAGAAAGTTACCCGATGAGTCGCTTAGGGACATCTTCTTTTGCGAATCGTTTTTTAAGTTTACCAATACACTAATACCAAACAAATTCCCTTCTTTGGATGGAGATCACCCAAGGTTGTTGATACCGTTTCGTGACGAACAAGGAGAAATATTTGCATATCAAGGAAGAGCATTTGGAGAGGAAACACCTAAGTATATCACCATCAAATTAGAAGAACGAGATAAGATTTTCGGGTTAGATAAGGTAGACAAATCCAAACACTTTTATGTGGTCGAAGGGCCCCTTGATAGTTTGTTTATAGATAACTGTCTTGCAGTAGGTGGTTCTGATTTTGATAGACTTGAGGGAGACTTCACAGTTATATTTGACAATGAACCTAGAAACAAGGAGATCAATAAACAAATAGAAAAAACGATAGAGAAGGGTTGCAGTATTGTTCTGTGGCCAGAACAGGTTGAAGAAAAAGATATTAATGATATGATATTATCAGGAATGTCAAAAGAAGAAGTACAAAAGATTATAAACGAAAATACCTTTTCTGGTGCTGGAGCCAAGTTAAGGTTTGCAGAATGGAGAAAGATAGATGCCTAGTAATTACCTACCTACCAGTTATCAAGAGTTTATTCACTTGTCAAGATATTCAAGATGGTTGCCAGAAAAGGAAAGAAGAGAAACGTGGGACGAAACTGTAGGAAGGTATTTTGATTTCTTTAAAGAACATTTAAATGATTTGCATGAATATAAACTTACAGACAAACTTAAAAAAGAATTAGAAGAGGCAGTTTTATCCCAAAAGATAATGCCCTCTATGCGTTGTCTTATGACTGCTGGAGAAGCGTTGAAACGTGAGAATATCGCTGGGTATAATTGTTCTTACATTGCAGTTGACCGTCCACAAGCATTTGATGAAATCCTATATGTTCTTATGAATGGTACTGGTGTAGGGTTTTCAGTAGAACGACAATATGTAAATGAGTTACCTTATGTCGCAAATGAATTTTTCCCTTCAGATACCGTTATCAGTGTTGCAGATAGTAAATTAGGTTGGGCAAAAGCATTTAAGGAACTTGTTGGATTATTATATGTGGGACAAATACCACGTTGGGATATGTCCAAAGTGCGTCCAGCAGGTTCAGTATTAAAGACCTTTGGTGGTCGTGCATCAGGCCCAGAACCATTAGAAAATCTATTCAATTTTTCTGTTACAACATTTCAAGGTGCGGCTGGACGTAAACTTTCTTCTCTCGAAGCACATGATATAGTTTGTAAGATTGCAGAGGTAGTTGTGGTAGGGGGTGTAAGAAGGAGTGCGCTCATAAGTCTCTCTAACCTCTCTGATGACCGTATGAGAGCTGCAAAGTCTGGTCAGTGGTGGAACACAGAACCCCAACGGGCCCTTGCAAACAACTCTGCATGTTACACAGAAAAACCAGATGTAGGTGTGTTTATGGATGAGTGGAAGTCTCTCTATGAATCTAAGTCTGGAGAACGTGGTATTTTTAATCGCAGAAGTGCAGTGGTAATGGCAGAAAAGAATGGCCGTAGGAATACAGAGGGATATAATTTTGGTACTAACCCTTGTTCTGAGATTATTCTGCGAGATCGTGAGTTCTGTAATCTTTCGGAGGTCGTAGTACGTGTTACTGATACAAGGGAGTCTCTTTTAGAGAAGGTGCGTCTTGCAACGATTCTAGGGACATTTCAATCTACACTTGTGAACTTCAAGTACGTGTCATCTACATGGAGAAAAAATTGCGAAGAAGAGAGACTTTTAGGAGTCTCTCTTACTGGTATTATGGACTGCCAATACACTAATGGGAAAAAGAATGGACTTGAAGACCTTTTGGAAGAATTGAAGGCAGAGGCAGTCAAGACCAACAAGGAGTTTGCACAGAAGATAGGAATTAATCAGAGTGTTGCTGTAACGTGTGTTAAACCGTCTGGTACAGTCTCACAGTTGGTTGATGCTGCATCTGGTATACATGCAAGACATAATCCTTACTATATCCGTACAGTTCGTGGAGACAAGAAAGACCCCCTCACTCGCATGATGCAAGATGCTGGTTTTCCAGTAGAAGATGACGTTATGAATCCTAGTAATACTTCTGTATTCTCTTTCCCTATGAAAGTAGATAACAGTGCAGTATTTCGTACAGAGAAAAGTGCAATAGAACAACTAGAACTCTGGCTAACATACCAAAAACACTGGTGTGAACACAAACCTTCTGTCACCATTTCTGTAAAAGAAGACGAATGGTTTGAAGTTGGTGCGTGGGTGTACAAACATTTTGATTATATGAGTGGGGTTAGTTTTCTCCCATTCTCAGACCATACATATAAACAGGCACCATACCAAGACATCCAAAAGGAAGAGTACGAAGTGCTTCTGAGTAAGATGCCAAAAGAAGTGGATTGGAAAAAGTTGGCAGAATACGAAAAATCTGACATGACTATCGCATCACAGGAACTTGCTTGCTCTGCTGGGTTCTGTGAAATTCAATGAAATTGATTGTATGTGAGTCATGCGAAGCAGAATTTAAAATACAACATGATATGAATGAGAGATATTATGTTGTATCTTATTGTGTTTTCTGTGGTGAGGAATTAGTCGCAGAACACGTTGACGAAATAGTAGGTTGGGAAGAGGAAGACTAGTGTGAATGTTAGATAGATATGATATTAAGCACTATGATCATAGATGGGATCATCAAGTAGTTGATTATGATTTTGATAAGTTTCCTTGGTACGAAAGAATTTTATCTGTAGTACAAGAGGTAAAACCAGAGTGCGACAGTTTAGGTCAGCTGCACACATATTTTGATAGAAATGAAATTGTCCCCCTCAGAAAAAAGGTAGAGAAATTTGTTCGGACTAGGGAGTTCTCTGGTTGGGTAGACGATTACTTTCATCATATACTTGGTGAAGAAGATTATCTGATACAGTCCACCCCTACACTAAATTTTGTATTACCAGATCAACAGAAACACGGAACTCTACTAACCTTTCATACAGGACATATGACTGCCTATAATAATGGTATGAATACCATTTGGACTCCAGTATCTACTGCATGGGGGTCTAATTCTATGCAAGTTGTTTCGTGGAGTGATTCTATTCAGATCACAAAAGATATGTTGCGAGAGAAACTTTCATTGGCAGAGGTGCAAAAGAGATGTGAAGATGTTTCTTGGCCAGTAGAAATACATTTGGGTCAGGCATGGTTGTTCAATCAGGGACATTGGCATGGAAATATAAACAACACTACAGATACTACTCGTATAGGACTTGACATAAGAGCTATGAAAAAAGGTACAGACTATGGTTATCGTAAACCTGGCAGTTACTTTCGTTTTCCCAAGACTACAGTGGAAGTTCCAGAGGTTGATACCTCTCGCCGCTGGATTGTATTTAATGATCCAGCTGCAACGGAGTATATGGGAACAATGCCTTTCTATATTGCAAGGAGTTTTATAGAGAACTATGCAGATAGGTTAGGTATCAAACCAGTAGGGTGGCATAATGAATATATGCACACAGATTGGAATCCCCATTTAGAATTTTTTATAGAAGAAAAAAATAACATACAAGGTATTGCCTTACTCAGTATGCATGGTTTGAGTAGTCCCATAAATAGGAGAATGGAACTATTTGAGTCATGCGTAAATAAGGACATACACGTATTATTCTGTGATGAAAATTTTTTACTTGATTCTGCTGAGGGATTGGATTACATAAAGAAATGTCTAGAATTTTAGAACCTATTAAAATAGAAATGAATACAGAAGTTTTCTTCAACGTGAATTGGGAAGACTATCGATGTTCCTGTATTCAACATCAGAAAACAGAACAGTCGGACTTGCATCCAGACAGCGGTATGCCAGAATCTTTGGTTCTGGACAATACCGCAATACACCAAAAATTCTTTGATGAGAAAGAAGTAGACTATGAAGAATTAGGTAGACAAACAGGAATAGATGTTAAGTCGGTTTCAGTGATTAAACAGGAGCCAGGAAACATTATACCTAAACACAGAGATATGTTCTATAAGATAGAACAGACATATCCGTTTCGTCAAGAAATAAAAGTACGAGCAAATATATTTCTAGAGGATTGGAAATCTGGACACTATCTGGAATTTGACGAAGAACCCTGTACTCACTGGAAAGCAAACGAGGGG